TTGGGCTTGAATTATCTAAAAGAAATGTAGATTTCCATAAAGAAAAAAACCTTGAAACTCACTTTTAAGTTTCAAGGTTTTAAATTTGGTGGAGATAATCGGGATCGAACCGACGACCTCTTGAATGCCATATTTGCGAGCTATTATATAAACTATTAAAAAACAATACCTTACGCCACTTGTCTTATAAAAAACTATAGTAATTAGTAGTCTAACGCAGTCATTAGATGCTTAGCACTGACACAAAATTGACACATCAAAACGACACATCTATTAACCCCTCTCTATATATCTTCACACGCAAAACTGTGATCTAAATCACAAATCTGAAAATAATTAAAAAAATTGAAAATAATGCTTACATTAAAATCTGTATATTGCACCATATACACATAGCCAAGAGAAACAGATTAAAGAGGATAAAAAAGATTAGCTATAGTAAGTTAAGCCCGGAGCGTAAAAAAGCAATCAGCTGCAACGCTGCTGAGTATGCTAAAATATGCTAAAAACAATTACAGACGATTAAGCATATCATTATCGCCTGACGTTGCAGATCAATTTGATAGTATTTGCGCAGGCGAGGGATTGTCTAGACCAGAGATGATAAAAAAAATGATCGAGCTTTACGGGTCGCAAAAATAAAAAAAGACGGCGGAATTATCCGCCGTTTTGTTATTTATCAAAAATAAGTTATTTAGCTGTATTTTTTATGCTTAAAAAATAATAAGCAAGCCTCGTAAAAGGATTTGTCTTATTTTTTCGTTCCGAAAAAGTTAAAATTATTTCGGAACATATTTATAACATAAATGGATGATTGTTACAGGGTTAAGTGCGGCCATAATAACCGCACTTTTTACTAGACCTGAGGGTATGCCGGGATTACAAAATCTTTTGCTGTACTTGGATCGATTTCGCCACTTTCCAATTTTGCTTTTTTGTCACGCAAATCGTTTTGTAGGTCATCGATATCGTAATCAATAGCTTGATATTGATACACGTTGTAGTATGGAGCACGAATAAAGTCATCAACATCAGACGGATCGTTCCGCACATAAAGATATTGATTTTCTTTTTGCTTATCCGCTAAATAGGTTTCGGTTACATACTTAGCCAACCATTTAACAAATAAACCCTCATTAACTTTACTCTCGGCTATTTTTTGAGCTAGAGCATAGTTATCATCGATAATAGGCGTTGCATTTGTAGATTTTACATTACTGGTTGACATCAGCTTAATGAGCGTACAACGTCTAACTTCACCCCCTGTCACCTCTGAGTATTCCTGCCCGACATCAATTAATTTAGGATTACCATCTTCACCCACGTATAAGCAAGTGCTGTTTTTAAATGATTCAGGCAACTCAATTTTTACTCGTGCCTCTTTTCCGCTTTCACGCAATTTATTTAATACGTGCTGTTCAAATAGTTTAGGTACTTCAAACTTAATCGCCTCTAAGCCAATTTCAGGTGTAACGTCTGGTTGAGGTTGCACAAGCTCTGCGCTTGGCTTGGGTGTATCTTTAAGGCTCTCTACGGCCATTTCAAGATTCGCTTTGGTTTGTTGATAAATTTCATTTAATTTCTCATCAAGGCTAGTTTCTTTTTCGTTATCTTGATGAGTAATTTCGCCTTTAGTAATTAAATATTTAATAGGTAAAACCTTTACTTTGTAAGCTTTTAAATAGCCAAATTTATTCATTTTCCACCACCGTTACATCAAGGATTAAAACAAATTCACCGCCTACAAGTGTCCGCACTTTGCCATTTTTATCAATGCACTGTAAGTCGTAAGGCGCTGATTCCCACTTGACCGATTCGGTTTTGCCGTGTGGCACGTTAACAATAATTAAGTTATTCTCGACCACAATTTCACCCGTGGTAGATGATAATTTAATCGTCTCACCACGCTTAGGCTTGATATGTAAATCAAGTCGGCACCCAGTAAAATCTACCGCACTTTGTTGTTCAGTATCTTCGACCACTTCAAAAACAAAGCCGTCGTCATCTCCACGTACCATCTCTAAATCGATAATATCCATGATTTCCTCACAATAAAAAAGCCCCACAATGGGGCTTGTTTGTCATTCGTCTTGTTTATGCTGCTAGCTCTTTGATTTTCCCACCGGCAAACAAGTACGGATTGATAAAGTTACTGTACTCTTCCGGTTCAAAATCCTCGGGTTGCTTTTCGGTAAGTTGGGATAACACCCAATCATAAGGGATTGCGCTATATGGCGGGACGCCCTGAAATGTAAAAGTATTGGATGATAGCTGTGATTTGCCATCTGCATTCATTTTGCTTGATACGTAAGAGGCTACAACAACGGCTGTTGTTTTATTAGCATAATCAATATTGATTACCGTTGGCACATGACAACTGCAGGTTGCGCCGGTGTAGTTATCCTCTACTTGTTTTTCTATAAATTTCATTTTTAACCTTACCTTATTAAACTTTAGGTTTATCAATAATCATTATCGGATTTAAGACAGCACCAACATTTTCAGCGTACATTCTAGGCTCAAAATCCGTATTAATGCCAGGTGTAGCATAGCTTATACTTTCGAACAAAAAGCCCCCTGAAATAACGGCTGTAGAGTATGCTGCCGACGGGTCATATCCAGTCCTGCGCATGAAACGAGTAAACTTTCGCACATACCCGACAGATACTAATTTATTTGGACCTACATTAATTTTCTTTCCTTCAATTGCCAGGATGTCTCTTGGTAAATTACCATCACCAAGCCCAAGACATAACGTTCCTCGGCCATTCGGCCCACGAGGCTGTCCTCTAAATATTTCGGCGGTTACATTTATAGCGGTGTTTAGCCGAACAATACCCCACCCGCTATGATAAAGTAGCTTTCCAGAGGTGGAATAGATGTTTACCCCATACGGTTCTTGTCTTTTGTTTGTTACCTGGTCTAGTGATTTAAAAACATAATAATTAGCGTTATAACTACTATTGTCTCCATCGGGTTTAAAAACAATTAAGTACCACCCATCAGGCCTATAAACTACTTGAGAGTCCGTGTATGTGCCAAAAAACACAACATCAGATATATTTATTCCGCCACCATTGCCTGTGCCGCCGCCAGTCCAGCCACCATAAATAGATGGTATATAACTGTGATCAACAAAAACAAAGGGATATTCCCATGGTGGTGATATTTTTATCTCTTTATAGTATCTGGCCGCGGGAGATTTTGTTTTAAACCTATCTGATATAGCGTTGTAACTAAGCATTTTCTCAAAGACTAACACCTGCTCTTCGCCAACAAACAGTGGTAGAGCATCAGAAAAAATACCATAACTCATGCTACCTTTTCCCTCCATAGCAATATAGCCACAACACTTGCTTCGTAACGCCAGACATCACTCACGTTTCTGGCTGTTTGCCATTGTACTCTTGGTGCATTTTCCCGCCCTTTTACGGGCAAAACATCAGCGCGAGCAACAACAATATCAATCCCACCTTGATTTCCCGGGCTCAGGAAATCAGACTTACCATACTGCGTATCGCTGTACAGGAGTGTAAAAAACTGACGATACTTATCCCGCACGTCCAATGGTAGCTCAGGAGCAACATATTCACCCGCAGAGCCTACTGGAGTGGGGATGATTTTTACAAGCATGGCGACATCGGAATTGTCATTCTTGCCATCAATCCACAAACCGTAACTCATAATAGTCTTCCAATCTTAACCCTAACAACGCCTCTTTCGTCATAAACAATTATCTGGTCGTTATTCATCACCAGACCACGGTTTTGATTACTCGCGCGCATCAAAAATGAGCCTGTCCGCCCAACTTTAAGCACACCGTCTTTCCCGCTTATATCAATCTCTCCACCGATAAAGCGGCTACCCAACACATCACCTTTAACAGCAATATTGCCGCTTAGCGCGGTATTACCATCTGCGATTGTAAAAACATTTTGAACTGTGCCGTCAGCAGCATTTTTGACAACTCCAAACTTATCAGCCATCACAATCACAGAGCTTTCAGCGGTTTTACCGTCGCTTGATGCGCCAAGGGCAATCCCCGCAATTGCGGTACGACCACCACCGACTACTTGCGTTTTGATGGTATGTATCGCCGAAAATTTACTGCTCACATCTTCAACTTTTCGGCTTGCCACTTCGATTTTAGCGGCGGCATCTTTGGCTAAGTTTTTAGCACCTTTTGCCGACTCCGTGGCTCCGCTGATTTCATCGATGAGTTCTTTTGTGAGTGCACTCTTGTTGATTTGTCCGTGGATATAATCAACAATCTTTGTCGCGTCGCGCTCTGTTACACCCTCGACCGCATCCGTAAATTTACCTGCGACATCTTTACTCACCATGCGCGCCCAAAAATAGTACGTTTCAGCAGCACCCAAGCCGGTGTAACTGTAACTATTGGTCGGGTATGCGAGAGTGACAAGTTTCCGAGCATGTTGGAAATTGTCGTCTTGACTAACCCAAATCTCAATAGCTGAGTTTGGATTGGCAAAAACAGGATTACGCCAGTTAAGGTCGATCCCCATCACCTTACTTACAGTGACAAGCTCTTTAATATCAAAATTGATACTAAAGCTCTTTGTAATCGGTTCAGACAGTTGCCCGGCAAGGTTTTTCGCGCGAATTTCGGCGATATAGTCGCCGTCCGGCAAGTCGCTAAACGCGATAGACGGCTGATCCAAATCGTCGTAAACGTTAAATAAATTACTGTTACGATAGAGTTTTACTTGATATTTAAGACCTTGACCGACAAAGTTTGCCGGCGGCTTAAAACTCAATGAGATTCCGCTGCCGTCCGCGTTTACTTCGGCGTCGCTTACTGCCGACACCCCGGCTTGATGTAACGTTGTATTACGAGACTCAAAACTTGCCGAGTTATCAACAATCGCTTGTTTTTGCGGCTCATGTTGTAACGCCGTGATCGTATAATTGCCGTCGTTTTCAGAGATGCCGATAGCACGGTATAATTCCGTGCGCACTAACGGCGTTTGTAGTGCCCAGTTGTCGTCAGGATTTAAGTTTTCCGGTACGCTCTCCAAATTAACAACATTTCCAGCGACACTTAGGATTTTAACCCGTTCTGTGCGCTGTCCGTTGTTATCTCTTACGACGTAAGACAGATAACTATCGCCCTTAATTTTGATTTCACGATCTAATTCGACCGCACTTCTATTAATTCCGACAACGCGGCCACCGAGATTTGTTTTCGCCCAGCTATTGTCCACAATCTCAATAATATCGCCCGGCAGGTGGTGTAATCCCTCGCGCCCAACGGTAAATGTAATGGTGCATTGCTCTAATTTAGATGTGACAAGTACCCATTTCCCGTAGCGGCGCGCCTGACCGCGTGATGTGCAGGCAAACGCAGTGATTTTTTTAACGTTGTAGCCGTAACGTGCTACCATCTCATCATCAACAACATACTCGATAGCTTTTTGATACATGTTGTTTTTGTCGGCGTATTCCACTTCCACGGCAGTATAAATGGATTTCAACGGCACATATTGACGAGCAAATTTACCGTCAATTACATTTGCTTGAGAGTAAGTACAGACTGGATCTGTTGGTCTATCTTGGATTGCCAGCATCTGCATTCCATTCCAGGCTACAATAGCGCGGAAAACGGATGACATATCGTTTAATACTTCATACGCCGATCGCTGTTCAGTGATCCAAATACCAGCCGTCATACGAGGTTCTTTGCCGCCGTAGCCGTCAGGTACAAGCTCGTCGCAATACTGTGCAATTTGATAAAGCTGGAATTTATTAAGCCCGTATTCGCTGATTCTTTTACCGATCCCTACATCGGGATTGGTTGCTAAATCGTAAAAAATCCAAGCTGGGTTTTCCGTCCATGCTTTTTTAAAATCCCCTCGCCAGATTCCTGGTGCATAAGTGCGTGTTTCAGGATCGTAAGTGGACGGTACGCTGATAATACGTCCATCCAAGAGCGAATTTACATTCGGGAAATTGGGGGTGTGTCGGGAGTCGGTTTTAATGCCGATCATTGCAATGTTTGGATATGACAGTTTTGCGTCGATAATCTCCGTGTAACTGCTCCAAACGATAGCATTTTGTAAGCGTTGGCTTTTTGAGTCCGCTGTAACCCGTCTAACGGTGACATTAAACGGCTTAGGAGGTAGCTCATCGATAATATAGCTGCGGTAAAAACGTGAGGATGACTTGCCGTTGATAGAGTAACTTTTGTAAAGATTACCGTTTATTAAAATTTCAAACTCTACAGACGTTCCGTTTGTGTCACCTTGATCATTTTGGCTAAATAATGCATTAACACCAATTGTCATACGTAATCGATCAACATCAGGATCGATAATTGAACGAGTGATCGGAAGTTCTTTTTTTACTTCAATACCAATAGGCACTTCACGCTGACTGCTATCAAATCCGGTCATTGGTAACTGATCTTGAGTTCCTAGCGTGTACTGGATTTCCATGTTTGTAAAATTAAAACTTTCTACGTCGTCATCGTCCTTACCGCTCGCGTTTTGTATTGGTGTATTGTCTAAATAAGTTGATTTCCACTTATTCACCGGCCCCTTGATTGGTCCGAGTGATATAATTCCAATTGCGCTTAATCGCTGTGATGATAACAGAGAATCCGGCGCTTCCACCGGAGTATGTCCGCCGCCACCACCTTTTTTACCGCCCATATTTACCCCAATAAAAAACCGCACATAAAAGTGCGGTCTGTTAATTACGTTTTAATTTTCTTCTTTTGCCAGTCCCACCAGATTGCGTGTTATCGGCCTCAGGTGCATCGTCGTACGCTTCGGCGCCTTGCGATACTAAAACAAGACTTGTCATCATACGCCCGTAAAGCAACGGTATAGGTCGCCCTTGTGGGGTTAGATTTTTCAGATTGCTAAATGAGGTGCTTTGATTTTTTTCGCCCTCTTTTATTTTCTGATCACCCATACTTGGCGTAGGTGTCAAAAGCGATATTGCACCACTAACGATTAGTGATGCACCAACGGTGAATGCCATCGTGGCACCTGCAAAACCTTGCGCACCAAGATAAGACCAACCGGCAGCGCCGCCAGCATGCCAAGACGCGGCAATCAGCACTACACCAACGATTATTTGGCCAATTCCAACCCCTTTTCCGGCGCCAACAATTACCGGGATAAAATGGATAGTACAATCAGCCTTAAAGTCTATGTTGGCTTTAACTTGGCTTTCCTCAAGATAAGTGTTTTTCCCGATTCTAACTTTATAGCAACCTTTTTTGAGATGCTCGCGCAACCCCTTAATTTGGGTTAAAAGCCCGCTCATTAACTCGGAAAAAGAATCAACCTCAAGCTCTACCGGCTCACGCACAAATCGTTTAAGATCGCCGTAAAATTTAACTTGTACCATTCTTTATGTCTCCAAACAGAGTGTGTGTTGTTAAGCCAAAAGCCATCATAAGGCACGCGGGCAGATAGCCGATCTTGGCTATGATGTAACATCATTTGATTGCCAAGATACACCCCGGCATGATTCGCCACTTTACTGCTGACTTGAATTAAGACAACATCGCCGATCTGTATATCTGCTTCATGCATCACCCTGTAAAAACCACACCGTAATAGCCCATCTTCATAAAGATTCTCTGTTTCAAACCACTCAAACGGATACTTTGAGTTGTCCGGCAGATCAATCCCTGCAAGCATATAACTGTCTAATACGATATTCCGGCAGTCTTGTTTGTTGTTTTCAAACTGCCGCCCGATTAATGGCGGGACATTACGAAAACACTTAATGTCACCGTCAACCACGAGCCAAAAATCCAAACCTAATCGCACTTGGCAGGCGCGATCTGATGCAGATAAATAAGGCAATCCGCGCATATAGTCGCTGTCTGGGTGGGAGTGCACCAGCGCAACAATCTCACCTTGCTCTTCGACTCTGATAAATTCTTCCGGTGCAATTTCGAAAAAATTTACCGGATCGGAAGCAACATTAGTACACGGGTAATAATACAAATCCCCACGCACAGATAAAACAAACCCGCAAGATTCCTGCGGGTGACATCTCGTGGCATGGGCTAATATTGCCTGTTTCAACTCAAAATCAATCATATTAATTACCAAATTGTGTTGTGCTCGGGAAACCACCGAACGGCAATACCGCATTTTTTCCCCAGCGTAATTTACACCCGCGCAAACAGTGTGAGCATTTATCTTTTTTAGGATCTGTGGTCGGCTTGTCGTATTCGTCCGCCACCGGTCCGCCCGTATAACCGCACTGAGAAGATCTATATTGCCAAATACAAGTATCAGATGTAATCATCAATAGAGGAATTCGTGCGCCGTCAGTCTCAATCGGCAATGCCAGCTCGAATGTTGCCGTAACATCATCAAGAGATTTTAACTGTTCGATAACATACAAACTCACCGCTTCCTGCATCGGGTCGGCGTTTGGGTTACCTCCGTCAAAATTTACCGAGTCTAAAAACTTCGCGTAAACTTGACGTCGTACGACTTTACCGCCAATCCCATGCCCAAAATCCGCAACAATACCCGTTACCAACCCATAAAGATTGGATAGCGTAAGTGTAGGACGATTACTTGGCCCACTGCTTGATAACTCAAAGCCCTCAGCATTTATTGGGTATGCGGCGTATTCATTACCTTGCCAGATAAGGTTTTTGCCCCCCTGCGTTAATCCGTTATGAAAACGGTATATTTCGCCTTTTTTATCGGGCGAGCTATTAGATGGGATTTTACTTAAATCAATTTCCCATAATTCAATCAGTGCGCCTTGCTCGAGTTTGGATAATTCCGACAACATTTTATTCGGGGTATCTTTTGGCATTACATCACCTCTTCAAAAGTGCAGCTAATTTCGGTGTATTTTTTATCTACAGTTTTAGACCATTTAGGACAAACCGCCTTGATTAATGCACCGCCCTCATACTCTTTAAATAAAAACGGAGTTACCCCGCTATGCTCCATAAAAAAGCGGTCTAATTCGACCGCACTTTTATGATTTAGCTTGTACGTCAGGCTAAATTTACGCAATAGCGGATTTAGCCCGTCAACCATTCGCTGTTCGTAGCCGTCGCCAAATTTATTTACTTTTCGGCGAGGTTCGCTTTCCACGGTGTATCCGGGTTTCGGACAAAAATTAATTGTTCTTAACGCCACAATTTACCCCTAGTTCAAAAGACCGCCATCGCGCCCACGTTGTTTTCGCATTACTTCCAGCACTTTTACCGTGATTGCGTCGGATAACGCCTTACTTTGCGCAATCTGCTGATCTACCGTAACATCCTCTTTACCATCTTTAGCAATATTGATTGTGATGCTGATCTCATTGTGATCACCCTCACCACCATTGCTGCTAATTCCTGGATAACTCGGCGAACCACCACCGCCCACGCGCCCACCACTAGCAAAGCGCGGTAATCGTCGCTGATTAAGCGCATTCATAAATGCCACCCCATAGTGATCCACGGTACGGGATGTCATTACAAATTCGTTATTGGATAACCAGGCGGGGATTGAGTCGCTTGTTCCGGTTCCTGGACCTTGTACATGACCGCCGGTAGCAAATGCCGCAACGCTGGTAATTTGCGAGATTAAGTTAACCCCGGCACTTGCCACGGCTGCCATATTCGCAAATTTTTGAGCTGGAGTAAGTGCGGACGGATCAGCCATTGCCTGCGCTATTGCTTGCGACAGTTTTACTGTTGCTTCAGCAATTGCAAACGCCTTGGAAATAGCAAACATCGCTTTATAAGCAGCAGATTGTTTTCCTGCAGACTGCTCAACCATAGAGGCAAGATTGCCAAAAGCGCCCCCCAAATCATTGAGTCCTGTAGCATACGATTCCATTTCCTTTTGGATCTTATCGTTTTTGTATTTTTCAATGATTTGCTGTTTGCGTTGTTGGAATTCTTCTTCCGTGATTAACTTTTGATCGTTAAATGCTTGGAGCTGAGCGAGCTCTTGCGTTTGTTGATTAATTAGCTCTTGTTGCGGATCATAAAGTGCGCGTAATTGGTCTAATGGATTGACCGCACTTTGAGCTCTGTTTTGAGCATAATCAAATTTCAATTGCAATTCAGCAGTATTCGCTTCACTACCTGTAAGCTGTCCTGCCTTTTTAAGCTCTTCAATTACAGCTAACTCATCATTTAAGTTAGCACGTAATAATTTCTCAGGCGCATACTTACCTGCAAGCTCTAACCGTTGACGAGCAAATCGCTCGGTGATAGCTGTTTTTGCTGTTTCATATTCTTGGTGAGATACAACACCTTTTTTGTTGTGCTCTTCTAAGCGCTGGAACATTCTTGTTTGTTCCAAGTCAATTTCAGCAAGACTAGAACTACTTTTCTTACGAATTTCGTCATAGAAACTTAACCAACTATCTCGAGCATTTTCACCTGATGATTTTCGACCACCTGATTTTTTGTTGCTTTCTTTGATTTGCGTTTCAATTGTTGTCACTTTGGTTTCATCGGAAAACATTTTTTCCAATGTTGCTTTTCCGGCTAAAATCTTGTTTAGCGTTTCAAGTGATAACCCAACAGCTTTATCTGCCGCATTAGCTGCAGTAATTGTGCCTGTAGCAATACCAATCAATACTTCGTTGTATTCAGCACCTTCCTTTCCAAGCAATTCATAAAGGCCAGCCAACACATAAGCGGATTTAGCCTGACCTTGTTGTTTGAGTTTTGCAACTTCAAGCTTTTGAGCAAGAGACGTAGATTTCTCTTTCAGCTTATCCATCGCATCTTTTAAATCTAACGTCTTATCTGCCGCTTTATTTGCACTATTAGCCGTATCATTAAAGCTTTTTGGCAAGTTAGCTATAATGTTATCTGCAGTTTCGGCTGATACACCAAGCAACTTGAATTTCTGCCGCACTTCATCAACATTTTTACCTGCTCGAAGCATCTTCTCGCCAAGTGGCGAAAGCATTTTTTCAAGAGCTTGTTTAGCTTTATCAGCATTCTCTGTCATCGTGCCGATTTGAGCATTTACTTTTTCAATTTCAGCTTCTGTTTGGGCATTAACGACTGTGAAACCATCAAAATCGCCATTAATGTTTTTTGATTTTACACCGGCTTTTAATTTTTCAATCTCAGCGTAATATTTTTCTATATCCTCAAGCTGTTTTGTAATTTTAAGAGATAATGCCGCTTCGGTGATTTGATCATAAGATTCAGCTAAAGCTTGGTTAGCAACAGATGTATCTAATGCCCATTGTCTAGCTTCTGCCGCTTGTGAACTAAAAAATAATAATGATGTGGCAGCAATACCAATCACACCAGCTGGACCACCAAGTAAAGCCATTATACTTTGCAAACCTTTTGCCGCCATCGTTGCAAGATTAGTTGCTGTAGCAAGGTTTCGTTTTGCTGTAGCTTCTGCTTCTGCAAGTGCAATAATTTGAGCAGATTGCACTTTCATTCTTTCACGCAATGCAAATCTGGTTTGTTCAGATTGAGCTAGCTGTAATTGTGCGGTCAAACTAGACATTTCAAGCTGTGCGGCAACTCGCATTGCTGTGGCTCTTTCATAAATGCTTTTTGCCTCTGCAGTATGAGCTAAAGCATTTTTTGCGCTGACTATACCTGATTTTGCTAACTCTGCACTGTATTGGCTTATTCTGCCAACGGCTAAGGCTCCAGTTAAAACAACAGCTGCAGTGATTAATGAATCAAGATTTTTTGATACAAAATCTACACTCTCGCCAAGTTTTTGAGTTATGCCATAAGTGCGGTCAACTTCACCTGCATATTTAATAAATGATGTTTCGAGATTGGTGTATGACATCGAAAGTGTTTTTACACGTTTCTCAAAATCACTATCAACAGATGATTTTGCTTTTTCAAGTGCAGTTATCACTTTATTGATAGATAACTCACCATTCTTACCCATATCTTTAAGTGCGCCAACGCTAACACCTAAACCATCTGCAATAGCTTGTGCTAAAGCCGGTGTTTGTTCCATCACCGAATTAAGCTCAGCACCGCGTAACTCACCACTAGCTAAAGCTTGACCGAACTGCATTAATGCCGCTTCTGATGATGCTTGTGCGGCACCTGATAAAGCGACTGCTTTTGATACGGTTTCTGTTAGTTCTACGACTTTTTGCTGACTAATATTTAAAGTATCAGCATTTTTTGCAAAACGTTGATAGATTTGAGCGGTTGCGCCAACAGCTTGATTGGTTCGAGACGATATATCAAACACGCTTTCTGTAGCCTGAGCCATTTCTGTCTGACTATGAGTCACCAGTCTAATACGGTTTTGTAGCTCAGTGTAGCTATCCATCATTGCAATAGCTTGCTTTGACAAATCTTGCGCTCTACCTAAATTATCAAGGCGAAAACTCCATTTTGTTGTCGAATTGATGTTATTGGCAGCTTTCTCAATATTATTTAAATATTGTGTTGTACGTTCTGAGAACTGACGTGCTTTTTCTTGAGCTCGAGAAAAATTAGCTTCAAATTGTCTAGTAAATTTTCTGGTTTGATATTCCGACTTACTCAATCCATTCTGAAATTGGACTGTATCGAGACTTAACCCAATGTATAAACTACCGAGTGATGACATATTTTCTCCAGAAATAAAAAAGCCCGCATATTGCGAGCTTTCTATATAAACACTAACTATTTAATGATGACGTACTTAACTTCGTTTTCTTTTTCAATTTGCTGTAGCACTTTATTTTCAGTTTTCTTTATAAAGAAAAACATAGCTACTTTTGCAAAAATAAAAAAGGTAATGTAGGCCAGAGAAACACCAAGTAAAATTTTTGTGGTTATGCCTGTTACAGCCAAGATAAAAATAATAGGTAACACAAAGAATAAAGCGAAAAACACAATAATCTCTTTGCTCAACCAATGGATAAGTTTAATTTCATCTTTAAACATAACCCCTCCTTATTTACTTACCTATACTGTACAAAATACATTCATTTTAATCAATAGGGAGTAGCTAATTTTTTCAACTTTTTTACTAAACAATCAACGATTTAACAAATAAGACTCTACGCCATCATCTTCTTTATCTTCTGCCACTTTATTTGCATTGAAAAATGGCATTAAATCGCTCAATGTTGTGGCTTTCTGTTTTGGATCTTTATGAATTAACGCTAACAAATGAGCAATCTGTGCTGTGCGATAATCATCTCTCCACAAACCAAATGGCTGTTCTTGATAAAACAGCATATATTCCTGAAAATGTTTTTCAGGCATTTGTTCGATTTCTTCTAACGTTTTACCCAACGCAAGCGATAAAGTTATTTGGAACTTGCGTCGGTCATTAAGTTTTTTGGTTCACCACCCATCAATGCGCGACTTAATTCTTCAGAAACTTCATTATCTAGGCTTGACAATGCTTTCAAATCATCTTCATTTTCAAAATCAAACAATAGATTGCCATCTTTATCACATAAGCGGAGGGCTAGATTTCTGGCTAAACGATATGGATCGTAAACTTTTCCTAATTGCTTACCTAACTCATCGGGATCATCATAATCAAGCTCAATACCCTGTGCTTTTGCAATATCACACAATAACTTGTGCTGGCCAAATAATCCACGGTTTACATCACCGACACTTAATGCTCTCACATAGTACTTTTCGCCAAGAATTTCAATTTCGGTTACTTTAGGTTTATGTTGCAACAATTTGTTTCTCAAATCCATTGTATTTACCCTCTTTTATGGTTAGAATTTACTCGCAGGTAAACTTCTCCTGCAATAAAGGTTAATCAAATAATTAAAGCCAAGAGCCGATAACTCTTGGCTTTTTTATTTTTAAGCTACAGGTAAGTGATATTCCTGTTTTGTATGCTTAATAGTTGCACCACTTTCAAATTTACCCATAGTTTCACCAGAGTAACCATTGCCAGATTTGAAATAACCAGTGCCATACATCGTACCTTGACCATTTGGGAAAACTAAACAGAAAGGAAACTTCGATTTTGAAAAGAATTTTTTACGACATAATTTTTGCATTTCAGATGTTGGCGCAGTAAAGAACTTCATCTGAGTCTCACCGTACTCAAACTCACCTGCTTCGGTGGCTTTGCCATCATCACACATGGTAGTCACATCTTCTTCGGTCAATGTATCTTCGCTACGCTCTAAATTTCGGAGCTCACAGAAATTATTTGACCATTTCACTAATGCCGCTTTAGCATCAGTAAATACTGTTGGTTGATCATACGCTGACCAATCAACTTCATCGGCCAATGTGATTACATCTGCCGCAACAGATTTAACTGGATAATATCCATCTAGTGCACCTAAACCGGTAACTAAGACGCAATCACCGGTTTTAAATCCGCTTGACGGAACAGTAATTGTTGCATTTGGTGTTACAGAACAAGCTGTAATTTTCTTACCGACATCTTCGGATGTGCCAATATAAAACCGTGTTTTTTGGAACGGTGTGGTTTTTGCTGCCATGTTTTATTCTCCATAAGCAATTTGATAATTGATTACGCGACGATGTAGCTTTGTATCCGCTTCATAATCGCTAAAATCATTCATGCGCTCCGCAAAATCGAACGCCGCCGAAAGTGCGGTAAAAATCTGTTTGCGCAGGCTAAAAATGTCATCAGGATTTGGGCTGTAAATGTCAATCTGCACCTGATAATCATCAAGATCGCCATCTTCCAGCGCCGAATTTGGCGAGATGTTTGGGAATTGATACACAATCACCGGGAAAGCCTTGTTTGTTTCCGGAATCAGCCCATAAAAACAACGCCCCGACACCAAAGGCGACAGGGCGCTAAAAAGTTTCTTCTGGATCATGTCATTTGCCAGCCTCCGCAATTATTTCTTGTTGCAGTGTGTCAATGATGGCTTGCGCCGCCTGTTCCTTCGATTGCTGAAAGGCGGGTCGCATAAAGGGTCGCGCGGGCATTTTAGATGTGCCAAATTCAAGATAACGCCAGTAAAACGGATCGCGCGGATTGTACGCACTGGATTTACCGCCCTTTTCCTTGAATTTCAGCACTTGCTTGGTCGAAAGCCCCTTTACCCAAATATAGGCGTCAGTTCTGCCATTTTTGCCAACTTTCGTACGGCTTTGAATGGATTTTCTTAATGTACCTGCACGTCTGTGCGGCACGCTTTCTTTCAAGACTGGTGCGAGCGAACGCGCTTTGTCACGCACAATTGCACCGCCTTTACGCATTGCTTTAACGGCAATACGGTTAGAAGTCTTTCGCCCAAGGCTTTGCATTGCTTTTTGCAACTCTTTCAAGCCATCAACACGGACCGTTACGCTACCCATTAATCACCTCTTTACACATGAGCTGCAACGATACATTGCGCTCCTGCGTATTGAGTACCGACACAATATCTAAAGTACGCTTACCGAACTTAACCCGCATTGTCGGCATAATCCCGTCAAGATAACGTAGCCAAATTTGCGTAGTGACTTCCGACTGTACTTGTTGAGCTGAAAAATACTCGCGCCCAGACAGCGGACGCACATCGGCCCAAACGGTCGCAACGTTTTTCCACGTCGTCACCGCCGCGCCGTAGTCGTTTACGGTATTGACCTGCTTCTGCAATGTGATTCGATGCCGTAGTTTTCCGATTTGCATTAGGCCCCCATGATTCTGTAAGGTTGGATAAGGCGCCAAGTTCCGATCTCAATTTCTTTACTGCCGAAATTACCAACTACTACACTTTCCCTGTTTTCATACCAGTGCGCAATTAACATTAGTGCCGCATGTCTTATTGGTGCGTTAATAACAATTCCGGTTGAATCGGAGTCGGGAACGTTGTCATTATATAATTTACGCCCAAGCTGACTTTCAATGTGGCCAAGCGCGGACTCTATATATGACTGTAATAAATTGTCTTCGTTGTCATTATCGATACGGCAATGCGCCTTTACCAAGTCTAACGAGAGCATAAGCACCTCAAAAAATTAAGCCCTCACATTGGAGGGCTGGTTACTATTATTTTTTGGCCGCCAATGTGCCCTTAACAAAGGACTCAGGGCGATAAATCGCAAGCGCTAAACGTTCTTCACAAAGAATTGTGACTAAGTTCTTCACAAAGTCATCTTCGTTTTCGGTAGATACTGCAATACCTGATTGTTGGCGGTCAAAGATTTGCGCACCTAAATCAAATGCACCAGTTAAGAAACTTCCTGCTGTCATTGCTTGGGTTTGTACAACAGGAATGCCCCATAAAGTAGGCTGAGCTAAACTTTGAGGATTGCCGATAATATGACGACCCATTGTGTCTTTTTCTAATTCGATTTTCGCCCAATCAATAGGGTTTAAAACGAAACCATTAGATGGATATTCAGCAAGAACTACCTGTAACAGAGCTAAACGCAATTGGTCAATGATAGTATAGGATGCCAGTTTTGCCGGATCTGCGAAAGCTTGCGCTGTCTGCATAATGCCTTGAAGACCGCCACCAGTGCCATCACCATTTAATAACTGTAAGTCTTCTTTCAATTTAAGACCGTAAGTTAAACGACCATTGATGTAACTTTGCAACATTGACGCATCGTCTAAAATTTGGCGAGACGCCTTCACAAAGTGCGCTAAAGTTTTAACGCCAGTAGTCACTTCTTCAAATTGAAGATCGGATTGTGCCTTTTTAGCGCCCTCAGATGCTTGCGGGCCAGCATTATTCGTAAA